ACGAAATAAAAAAAATAAACGTTCCAATACAATAACAGAAGCGTGGGGAATAAAGTACTCCCTCACTTTAGTCCGTACTTTAAGATGTGAACCAGGCGCACCACTCGCGATGTGCATCTCATGTTTTCCAACTATTTTGTAACTACAATCAATTGGTATCATTTGTCCCTTTTTGCATGCCTCCACAAATTTCCGCGTTTCTCGCTCCGTATATCGCGCATTAACAAGTTTGGTACCATTGGCTGTAATACGAATCTTCTCCTTTTCCTTAGAGATTATTTTAGGTCGATCAGCTCTTTCACCTCCTGAGGTAATTGCACCATCATAGAAAAGACTATCATTAATTCTCCAAACAATCTTCCCTAGATACTTCCTCGACCCCAATATGTCAATAGTACGATTAATTGCCGCTGGAAACAAGTACGTCTGGGCTTTAAGTTTATCACTCATCCTGTCTGTCGGTTCATCAAAGGAGCGCAACATATCCGCCTTCTTCAAATGAACGTTTTGGACTGAATAAGCTATGCGCGGACCATGATCACTCTGGAAAAAAGCCAAATGAGTGTACGAAAAAGCCTTATACGCCAAATTCTGCAACGAAGAAATTTCGCCCGTTACTGGTCGTAACGGCTGGTGATTCCAATACCAATCGACACTAGGCTTAGTTATACTTGGACGAGAAACATGATGAGTGACTAAATTCCAATGCTGATTTTGCATAGTACAGCGCCAGTCTGAAACCTGATTGCGCTCAAAGTACCTCAGCCATCGGAAATGGTCTAGCCGGTCAAACATTCTCACCAACTCTGGGTCTCCTTTGTCCATTTCACTTGGAATTAATCTCATATTACGAAGGAATGGTGGAGCTATAACTCGCTGATTTCTTCCCACCATTAAACGGGTCATAGCAGAGGCTATCTCTGACACATTATTGAGAGGTTCAGTCCTAAACAATATTACGTCTTTGCCACCCGGACCGGGTGCAAATCTAAGTCGACTATTAATATCAAATAAGACTAAAAGCATCATCTCTTCATCAGTAAAACGATTACCTGCTGGTCCTTCCCTACGTACCTCTCCTCCAAAGGAGTCTACTCCGTCGGGAAAGACGAATCGTTCCGTTTTCAATTCATACTTCAACAATATCGCTTCCCTAGGCGACACCATTTCATTCTCCCTATTAAGCCACCTCATAACGAATCGCTTGTTAAAGGTGTTCCTATAACAGAAATATCTTAGTAATGAACTTTGCATTATTCTATATTTTAATGCCTTATACAACTTTTCACAAGTAT